TCAAGCCGGAAGAGCACCAACCGACTGGTACGTGCAACTTCTCCCGTATTGACAACGCCCAAGTTGCCATCAAGGTCAAGTCGAACATCCCCAGTGGTGCGGCGACGTCGCTCAACATGTTCGCGACCAACTACAACGTCCTCCGCATCCAAAGCGGTATGGGTGGCCTTAGCTTTAGCTCGTAATGGAGTTAAGAACAGGGCCAAAAAGCAGGCGTTAAAAGCGTTTGTCCTGCTAGTCTGTTTGTGCAGGCGAGACAACCTGGTTGCGGGAAGTTCCTTAGAGCTCTAACTACCACCCCCATTTGGAAACTTTTGGGGGGATCTCGGTTAATGACCGAACCCGATGGTAAAAAGGTTAGAGATTGGATAATCCGCAGGCGAGAATCTAAGTTCGCTACGACAAGAATATGATTCCGTTTCAACGATCGCTAAGGTGTCGGTGGTAAATGAGGAGTTAGTCACTCTGATACTGCTTAAGGTACGATCTGGCCCACTGGGAAACCTTTGGGATTAACCGTGCTTTCTCCAACTAAGAAAGCTATGGCTACATTTTAATTATCGAATCGCGTCATTTATAAAAACTCAAAAATTAAGATGGATCAAGCATCCTAATTTTTGTATCGCGTTTTACAATTAGAAATATTTTTCAGTGTATGATATAGATGACAACAAAGGTGTGTAAAGATTGTCACGAAGAAAAGAATCTCATCGAGTTTCCTAAGCACAAACAGATGAAGGATGGTCATTTGAATCAGTGTAGAGTGTGTAAAAATAATTACCTCAAAAGATACGGGCAGAATAATAAAGAAAAATTAAGTGAAAAGGCGAGAATATATTACGAAGAAAATTGTGAACTCATTAAGCAGCGTGTGAGGAATCATTGGAACGATAATGCCACGGAAATAAATCAGAAACGAAGAGAAAGATATGAAAATGATGAAGATTATAGAGAAAAGGTACTACGTTCAGTTTCAAAATCCGGTGCTAAGTGTCGTCCAGAAAGACGCAAAAAGGCTAAAGAGGAAAAGAGTGCCTCCTATTACTTGGAGTTGTGTCGTAAGAGAATGTGGCATGCATTTAATGGTAGAGGTGTCAAATCGAATAAAACAAAGGCACTTCTTGGTTGTGACGGTGACTTCTTGAAAAGGTATTTAGAATCCACAAAGGTTGAAGGAAAAGATTACTCTGATGCTCATATAGATCATATCGTACCATGTTCTTCGTTTGATATGTTAGACGAAGAACAACAAAGGAAATGTTTTCACTATACAAATCTTCAGCTATTACCAGCCCACGAAAACCTTTTGAAGAGTAATAAAATCTAACAGTATATCAAATGGCAACCAAACAAAAAACAACCCAACAACAACTCGGTATGTGGATACCCATTACAATTCTCTTAGTTGGTATCGCCACAGCGATATTCACAATCTCAAGAAATGGTAAGGGGGGATTCATGAAAATGAACTAAATTAAACATAACTCCCCATAATAAATAAGAATGATTTACGTGTACACAGATGGTGCATGCACAAACAACGGTCGTAAAAATGCAGCTGCTGGTATTGGTATCTATTTTGGCGACGACGATCAACGCAACGTATCCGCAAAAATAGATGGTAAACAGTCTAATAATACAGCCGAATTAAGTGCGATTATTAGAACATACGAGATATTGAAAAATGATATTGAAATGGGTAAAGAAGTTACAATTGTATCTGATTCAATCTACGCGATTAGATGTGCAGGCGAGTACGGTTTTAAAAACGCCAACTGCAATTGGGTGAAAGATATCCCAAACAAAGAGTTAGTTAGACAAATATATGAACTATATAGTGCTCAACCAAACGTGAATTTTATGCATATAAAAGCACATACAGCAAAACAGGATGTCCATTCAATTGGAAATGATCACGCAGATCGTTTGGCTAATATGGCAATTGGAGTATCTGAATGTCCATATGATACAAAAAGTAGAATTTATTTAAATGTTCCTTTTGCAGAAAAGGAAAATGCAAAGATGCACGGGGCAAAATGGGATTCTAAAAAGAAAAAGTGGTGGGTCACCGATCTCAAATCCGAACTAAAAATCTATGTGTAAAATAATGGAGCCTCACTCGTGGTGTGAGAAGCAGGAGAAGCTTCTCAAATCGTGGGCCGAGAGAGCCGCGGGATATCGCTGGCTTCATAACCACGCACGCCTCCACTTCAAAAAACAGAATGATTACCTGTCATACCCGAGTATAGTCATCGCGAGTATCACAGGTGTTGGGGGTTTCGCGGTTCTCAATCCAAGTGGAAATGAGAACGTTTCAGTTGAGACTCGCGCGAAGATTATGATTGTCCAGTACTTCTTTGCGTTCCTCAATGTTTTGGGTGGTATCCTCACATCTATAGGTAAGTTCAGTCAAAGTTTGAGTCTCTCAGAGGCACACTCTGCGATGTGTGTCCAGTACTCCAAGTACTATAGAAATATAGATATGGAGTTGTCCCTTGATGTCGCGGACCGCACGGAGGTTGTTGATTTTGTGAAGAAGTGTCGCGAAGAGTATGATAGACTTCTTGACGAAGCCCCAGATATTCCCGCAATATCTATACAAGCGTTCAATTTGGAGTTCCCAGATAGGGACAACAAACCCGATGTATGTAATGGTCTAAGTATCATTATATGTGATGAGACCGCGTCACAACTCGCATCAAGACGAGCTGTGACCAGGTGGTTGGGGGCACTCAAAGGTATTACCTCCCGTAAGAGTAGGGATATAGACGATTTAGCCAGAATGGAAAGTGTTTAAAGATTTTATAACAGTTTCAGTAAATGGACAACTACATTTTGGAAATACCAAACTTTGTATCCTCAGAATTATGTAATGAAATTGTTCGAAGATTTGAAAGTGACGAAAAAAAGAAACACGTTCCAGTTTGTTATACCGTTTGTGGTAAAAAGCATATAGCTGGAAAGTTTAGTAAACAGATTGTTATGGTCGACCACAAAGAATACGAATATTTAATTCAACCTGTGTTAAATTTGTATTTTGAAGTTTATGATAAATATCTCGAACATTTGGATATAAATTTCAAACATTTAAACAAAGATGACTATGTACATCCTTATCTACGAGAAGTTCACAGTGACAAAGAAGTTGGATTAAGAGGTGGTTTCGTATTACATAAAATTGATAAAGGTGAGTTATATTCATGGCATCATGATCAAGACTGGAAAATCAATCATAATTTTATACAAATAATCATCTATTTAAACACATTAGAACAAGATGAAGGTGGATGTACAGAATTTATAAGTGGTAGGAAAGTAAGACCTGAGATTGGAAAGGTTCTTATATATCCCCGATCTTGGACTTTTTTACATAAGGGTAATGAAATACTTGGTAATAACCCCAAATATATATGTACTGCGGATTTTTTGATTGATTTTAAAGAATAGCGGTGCATGATTTATCAGCCACCAAAGCGTAGAAAGTTGTAAATAGAACCAATGTGGGCAATAAAACCTTCTGTCTTTGTGGGAAGAAAGCCAAACCCAAAATGAGTAGACACAATATATAGATGTACAAGAATTGTGTGTATTCAATAAGAGATCTGGAATACCTTGAAACACCAGGTGTTCCTGGATGTGATACGAATATCGCATCTGTAACAGTCTTTGTATCAAGTGGTCCAAAGTTTTTGAAAATCTTCTCCTCTTCATCAACCTTAATAAAGTCATTGTTTTGACACACAGTATTGAGATTTGTTTGATCATCTTCACATTTCATAGCGATAGCCTCGTCAATAAATTGTTTGACATATTTGGCGTATCCCATATAAAGCCCCGAGTTAGCTGTTGATGTATTACCACACGACCCAAAAATAAGTTGTGTCAGTGTTTTACCAGGTACTTCTGGGTCTTTTGAAACCAAAACTTTACAGTTGTATTCCTTGAAAAGTTCCATGACATTTTCGGGACTTTTATTGATTTTTGTATCAAAACCATCAAGGAAAATCACAACATCTTCATCATTTTTAGTTTCAAGATATTTGGACATTCCCTTGTACTTGTCATTAAATCCATTCCACTTTGTACCCCACCCCAAGACTTTTACAGGTACACCAAACTCGTTATTTATGAGTTCTTCAAACATACCCTGAGACTTGTTCGCGTATGTCACAACCTCAACTGACATTATTAGTATATACATATATAAAAATAGAGTGCCTAGATAAGACAAAGATGAACATCGGCATCCTTACCGCTGGTGGGGTGTGTCCGGGTGTCAACACCCTCATTAGGTCAATCACCCTTCGTGAAAAGAACCAAGGAAACAAGGTCTATGGCTTCAATGGGGGATTTAGAGGTCTCAACGCAAATATTCAAGAATATTTTGAACATAAATATCTTGATGACGGACCGGGTACATTTTTAAAAACGTCCTACGATTATGTAGATGTTGATAGAGCAGTCAATACTTTGAGAGACTATGACCGTCTGTACTGTATCTGCGGAAACGAGTCTATGAAATCCGCGAGAGACTTGGCCCTTGATGACCGTGTGCATACAAATATTATCGGAATTGCCAAGACGGTGTTTAATGATATTCACGGTCTGGAGTCTATCGGATTTCAAACTGCGGTCCAAGAACTTGCCCGATACATTGATTGTGCGTTCATTGAAGCGACATCCACAGACTCTATTGTATTCCTGGAGGCACCTGGGAGACACAATAGTAAATTAGCCGTGTATGCGGGTCTCGCGAGGAGTTCAAAGATTACGAGTGTAATTACGCCAGATACAGAGGATGATTATCGTACAACGATTGAATATGGATATGCGAACAATGGCTACGCGGTCGTTGTTGTCTCTGAGATGTGTGACTACAGAGACCTCCTCACAAGTCTCTCTGTCAAGCCCAAGGTCATTACACCTGGCTACCTGATTAGAGATGTTGAACCGTGTATCTACGACAGTATCTTGGGTGAGCGTATGATCCACGAGGCGTTTGATCACGCGCAAATACATCGGGATTTCATTAAGGGTGCGACAAGCATTCTCCCATTCAAGGATTATCTCCGTATAGTGTAGGTTGAATGTTTCAAGCACTTTACAATGACCCCAAGTTTGTGGGTGCTACGACATCACCACCAGACCAAGTTATGGTTATTATGGAGGATGGTATTGAGTACTATACATCCAATGTAATCTTTCGGTCAGAAGCCACGATTGATAAACTATCAAAAGAAGTTAAAGGTACGGTGCGTGGTAAAGAAAAGATAACCCAACTCTTTGTGGTTCCAACGACGAGACAGAAGGGTCGTTTTACAGTCACAGAGTATGAACTGTAAGCTCCTATAGCTCAGTTGGTTAGAGCGTGGTGCTTATACAATGTATATATGAGTAGTGTTACAACTACAGAAGCAGACGCCAAGGTCACGGGTTCGACCCCCGTTTGGAGCAGATTACCTTTTAGATATGTGTCCCATATGTAAAAGATAAATCATAGAGTATAATAGGTATGAGGTACGGCTCGCTCGCACGCAAAAACTTCAAGATTCGTTGGGGTCTACACGGTAAGGGTCTCGTTGAAGATCATCATGTGATACCAAGGCGTTATATGGAACACCCAATCGTCAAGAAGTCAGAGTATGATGTGAATGCGAGTAAGAACCTTGTGATGATGCCCACCCGCCTCGGTAAAATGGTTCTCAATGTGAGGCAGGACCGTCTCTTTCACGAGGGAAATCACCCCGCGTATAGCGCATATGTAGGACACATGTTAGATGTCATGGATTCTACATATGATTTTGAACTCTTCGTGGAGTTTCTCAAGAGGGGGTGTCGTCGGAACGCACACCACATCCCTTGGATTTAGTAGCCGTATATTACGTCATTGGGTGTTGCAGATGGATAGTTTTTCGAAAAATAACGAGGACGACCATGATTACTATGTCCAATCGTACTATTGTGGGTGCGATCAATTTTCATGTATCTGCGCATATCTTTATAGTAGATACGCGCACCCTTAGCTATGAGGTCTTCATGTTTCATATCAACATGATTGTCCATCGGTAAAAAATACTTCGTATACTTTTTCATATTTTCAACATTGACTAGATAACATTTCGTACTTGAAATCCATTTTACCTTTTCAAGTTTTCCATCTCTCTTATCTGGAAGTCTTGAAAGACAGTGAAAGAAACACATTTCAAACTCTTCACCCCTCTCGTCAATCACAGATTGTATTTCTTTGTAGAGTGTGTTGGATTTTACAATAACGTTATCCTCAAAAATTACTGCATACCGAAGACCCTGATCAAAACATCTCTTATAAAAATCCATGTGCCCCATGAAACATCCAATAGCACCAAGATTGAAGTAGGTTATATCTGGTCGCTTTACCTGTGGATTGTAGTGCATTTCTACCGCCTTTTCAAAGTATTGTGGATCTACGTGGTTCTCAAACTCTCTCGCATTTTTCACATTTCGTGTATCTGGACCATAAATAACTTCAATTGGAATTGAAGGATTATGATATTTCATAAACCTTTGGCGTCTCAAATCCTCTTTGGGAAGAGTGAGCAGAAAACACTTGTAGTCGTAACCGTCTTTGTGTGTTGTTCTGATAGTTCTCAACAGAATGGCGACCAAGAGGAGAACCAATATGATCCAAATCATACCTACTTAAACGTTAGAAAATATTATGATATAAGTATGAATCTCATAGATGTTTCGGGTCTGGTGAGTTCCATTTTAATATGTCTCATGTTTGTACCAGAAGTTGCCCACGTCTATAAACATAAAGATGCAAAAGCCATAAGTTATCCATTTTTACACCTAAACCTACTTGCAAGTGTATTGGCTCTCATTTACGCCATAGATTATAAGGTTATCCCAATGATAATTACAAATGTATCGGCAGGAATATTTTCATTCGTACTTTACAGATTTAAATACGTAAACGAGCTTAAAGGGGAAACGTGTACTATTGATGAAGTGGGGGTATAAACTCCTCTTCAACTAAAGCTTTTATGGTGTAGTGGTAACACTGCGGACTTTGAATCCGCCACCCTAGGTTCGATCCCTAGTAGAAGCTTTAGCCAATGTTAGCTCAGTTGGAAGAGCAGTGGATTGTAGTAGTATGATATATAGATCTCCACGGGTCGGGTGTTCGAATCATCCACATTGGACTTTTTCTCTTGTAACTCAGTTGGTTAGAGTGTGGGACTGTTAATCCCGAAGTCGCCGGTTCGAATCCGGTCAAGAGAGTTTTAGCACCTGTAGCATAGTGGTTAATGCGCCTCTTTAGTAAGGAGGAGATCGTGCGTTCGAATCGCATCAGGTGCAAACGAGATGGCGCAGTGGAAGCGTATAGGGCCCATAACCCTAGGGTCGGTTGATCGAAACAACCTCTCGTTATTTTTACTATGTGTTTTCCACATTGTAAAAATAATTTAAACTTTTCGCATGTATTGGAATATGTGCTCAACCACAATTGAAGCCCCTAAAACTGTGAGCACTGTGTTATCATACTTGAACCCGTATCCCACGAGGATAAACCCCCAAAGAAACGCCAAGTAATCCGTCATTGGTGCAGCCATATAGCTACAATTGGATTCAGTTGGAAGGGATGCCTCCATCATCTGGTAGTAGGCATGTCCCAAAAGTATCGATAGAAGAATCGCATACACGTGCTTATTCATATATTATCACTCTGATAAATTTCTTGATTGTCTACAATTATTGGGGGCGCTTCAATCATTTCAACATCAAACTTGTTCTCTTGTTGTGTAGGTCTCACTTGAACAATACGACACTCCCTGACACCCAGAGTATTCTGTGGAATCACAACAATGGGTTTGCACAAAAGAAGGTACATTTAATATCTCTTATGATTTAAATGGACAACGAAACACTTCAGATTTTAGAAGTTGTATTGTTCTTTGCGAATAAAGTATTCGCATTAACATCAAAAGTTCCACTGAAACCATTTTACAGAGACATATTTATATTAAATGAAGCTTTAGTCATTTGGAATAATTTTGAAATATTTAGAAATGAAGTATGTGATATATACAAAAACTTCAATACAATAAAGAATGATATGTATTTTCAAAATATAGTTGAAACTGAACCAGAGTGGACACGTCTTTATTTATCGTGGTTTAATAAAACAGATCCAGTTGGAGAACGATTATGTCCCAAAAGTTCAGAGATAATAAAGAGTATGCCCAACATTAAAATGGCTATGTTCTCCGTTTTAAAACCGGGTGCTAAAGTATTACCACATACAGGACCTTATCGTGGTTGTATACGGTTACACATGGGTTTGATTACCCCAAATAGTGCAGACTGTTTTATAAATGTAGATGGTAAATCATATAGTTGGAAAGATGGGGAAGTAATTTTATTAGATGATTCATATCTCCATTATGTTGAAAATAATACCGATAAATATAGAGTAATATTACTTTGTGATATACTCAGACCTATGAACTTAATAGGTAACATTGTGAATTCGTATGTGATGAATAACTTTGCAGAATATACACACAGGGAAAGTTAAAAGGATGTGTATTATATAACACAATGCATCTCAAAGAACTCAAGGAACATTGGAAAACAATTCGTGATGAACTTAATGCTTTACCCAAGGATGTATTTATCAGTGATAAAGTTCGCCCAGTAAAGGAATGGGAAGGATCTGACACTTTAAGTGAGATTATATCCGAATTTTCATCTGGTAAACACGGATGGGTTCATGGAACAGAACATCTCAAAGACACGTGGATTAGTTGGCCTTTTATTTGGGAAGGTAATGTCATTCCCAGTAATTGTAAACTATGTCCTAAAACATATGAATTACTTTCTCAAATTGAGGGTATTTACGTCGCCGGATTTTCCCTAATGAAAGGTGGAGTTAAAATACAAGAACATAGTGATATTGTTGGTAAAGATTACAAACTAACATACCATTTGGGTTTAAAGTGTCCAGATGGATGTTATTTACATCACCAAACTCTCGGTACAACCTCTGAGGAAGATGGTAAACATATTGTGATGAATGCCAGATTCCCCCACTGGGCAGAGAATACATCCCAAGAAGATCGTGTCATTCTATACATTGAATATTACAACTCAATAACGCGCGATTGATTATTTCCCCAACCTCTCATACTAATTTCACTTGGTTCACACCATGGGTACACGTCCTCGCCAATGAAGTGTATCGCATCCATACCAGATTCAATACATTCGTCGCACGTTTTTCCGATATCATCAATGATACACCCGATACCAAGGGCGCGACAGACGTCAACCTTTTTGATTTCATTCTCTGTAAAACTATTTGTGAGAATGACATCATCAAAGACACCTGGAAAGAAGCGTTCAATCCACAGTTCAGTTGTTTCACGTACCATTTCTTGACGACCTGTAACGATATACATTTTGTCAAATGTTTGTCTAAAGTTCTGCATCGCTGGTTGCGCACCAAGGATTGGTTTGAGGTTGAGAAACTCCTTAGAGCGATAAAACTTGTGGAGGATTTCTTGGGATTGTTCTTCTGTGCAATTAAAAATTTCTCTGTATAGGTATTTGTATTTGGGTTGTTTGGGTAATGCGACACCCCTCCATTTAGCCATTGGTGCAAGTAGGTTGACAAGGACTTCATCTACATCTACCGCAAGTTTAGTGTTCATTTACTTTACCTGGATATTATTCATAGTCCCGAATTGTCACACCCACTGGAAAGCGGGGTACTCCGAGAGCTGTCAGATTTTGAAACCGAACTGTGAGTTGCTTACCAATGTATCGGCCTCGTTCACTGTAGTACCTCTCCCTCTCCTTGATAGTACCTTCTGGTCTCACTGTAAATGTATGCCCCGTTGTCGTTTTGCATACCCAAACAACTGCATGTGCATCCCTTCCGTGACCACAATTAGCACCTACAATCTCATACTCTTCGGTTTGAAACTCCTTATGCTTGAGGAGATAATTACTTCGTTTACCAATTTCATAAATACTCGTAGATTCTCTAATCATAATTCCTTCGTGCCCCTGTTCAATAAACTTGGTGTGTAAATTAGAAATGTCACTCTTTTTTTTAACGAGTAGAGTCTCAACGACGGTTTTTGTTTTATTTTTCATAATCTTCTGTCTCTCCGCAAATGGAAGATTTGGTCTTTTAGTATTAAAGTAATCAAATACGTGGAAACCCAAACTTTTTGGATCCATTTTAAAGGCACTTGTGAGTTCCTCAAATGTCATCCCAGAGGTGTAACATTCCCCATCCAACCATTCACCATCCTCCAACTTTTCGGCGAGGTGTTCAAGACCCCCAACTAACTTTCCAGTCCGAGAGAAACAGCCATCTTTAGATACAAGGAGACGAACACCATCCAATTTGGGTTGAACATAAAAAGGTTCGGAAATATACTTTTCTCTATCCTCCCATTTATTAGCCAGCATTGGGAGGATTTGAGTACCCTTTGTATTCTCATTATTCCACATAGTCTTAGCTCTCACAAGTGCCTTCTCATAACCCGTTGTAACATTAATTCGCGAAACTGTAGTTTTATCACTTCCAACCATACCACTCGTCTTGACTATATCAGCCGTTCCGTCGCCGAGGTCTTCTACGTGAATATCTGTAAATCTCTTCTTTCCATTTTTATCCTCGCGGATAAGGCGTTCCATTATATGTATAATTAATTTCTCAACTTTAAATATGATACCAGTTGTAAATTATGGTAGAATGGAGCGACTTAGGCCACCAGAAAACGCAAGTTTATCTATGAATCTAAACACGATATGTATTATTATAATTATTATATGTATTCTGGGTATGTATAACCGCGCGGTTACTATTAGTCAATCGCGTGAGCAATCTTATACTTTAGACATTTTGATGCCGACAAAAAGAGGTCTTTCTTCATCAGTTTCTTAAACTTCTTTTCTGGAATCTCAGTCTTTGACATGTACATTTTCTTGAGAGAAGCCATAAAATTATCACAACTTTTCACTTCATCCTTGAGGTCTTGGTATTTACCCCAAAAGTCGGTGGAGAGTTGGTGAATCAGAAGGTACGCATTTTCACCCATGCGACGTTCTGATCCACCCAAAAACATAAATGTAGCTGCTGAACAGCACGCACCTTGGGCAATGGTGACAACCTTGACCCGAGACTTTTCAATCACATTCTTGAGTGTAAAACCAGAGAACATATCACCCCCTTCACTCATGATGTGAATACGAATCTCTGGTTCATATCCAATGAGGTCGGCCTTTTGTTTAAGGAGATGAATCTCAAGTTTTCTAAAACATTGAACAAACTCAAGAGTATTTTCAGGTGTAATTTCACCATAGAAGTGGATTTCATTACCAATAGTCTTCGTGACTTCAGGTTCATCTTCCTCTTCTATCATCTTCCCCTTGTTCATAGGCATGAGAGAATTGAGAATACTTTCAGCCATCTTTTCGGCTTCTTTGTTCGATGGCATTTTTCAATGCTTTCTTTACTCTTGTAACGTCTCTCTGTTTTAACTTATTTCCAACCGCAAGATGATTCATGACATCAAAGTCTTGTGGAGTTAAACAATATTCTAACATTGGTTCAAGGTTTTCATTTTCAGCATATTTCTTTAGAAGACCCAATGCATTTACACATAAATGTGTTTTAGATCTTCGCTGAATATCCGTATATTTTTGACTTCTCATTTTGTAGTTGCCATACTTTGTCCAGCAACTTCCAGGTCTAATTTTATCCCTCACAAGTGGTTTACCAATTGATGTCTTTGGTATAGAAAGAGCATTTAGAATAAAATAAGGCATGAGATTCCAATCACCAGATGAGTACATCTGTGTATCATAAATATCAGCTTCAGAAAATGCTTGTGCAGCTCTTGTGTAATTAATACCGTGAGAATCTAAATAATTTTCCTGAAATATATCCCAAATATGCCCATGTTCATGAACTCTGTCTGGGATACGATGTGAGTTGGGATCTGTAAGAATATCCGCGATAAAGTCTTTGGGTGTTTTGAATACATCCTTTTCCCCGTAATCATCCAAGTACGAAAAAAAGTCTCTAATATTTCCATTACATCTAATAGCTGCATTTTCAGCCTTGGATGAACGATCGTCTGTGAGTGTTAATAACTTTGCGGGTTTATGTTTTGGTATAAATATTGTTTCAAAGTTCGGAAACATACACATATTTACAGAGGTTATCACAAGTGAACCGCGGGTGAGCTTTTCTCCATCGGAAACACGCTCCACAAGACTTTTAAACTCTGGATTATAGTCGTCAATGAATGTATGTTTCGCAGCATTTTTTATAAAAGTCAGGAAAGGTGAATTACTCTTTAAATGTTCACCAAGAATTTCAGCACTATTTGATTCGTTGAGAACTGCATTTAATATGTAACTCTTACCAACTCCCGACGAACCACAAATGAATACATTCTTCCGTTCACTAATGTACTTCTTCAATAGATCAATCTGTTTTGTGTGGAGTGTGTCCACGGGCGCTTCTTTTTTTTGTTCAACTATTTTAATGAAGGAATCCATTGATGATCTTACTAATCAAGCTATAGATTTAGTGCTTGAGAACGACGCACTACAAGAACGTATCGTAAAACCTTTAAGAAGGAAAATTTTACCATATGCGGTGTCGGCTATTTTAACTAATATTTCAATGTTTATTCTTCTGGTCTACCTTGCTCGACGTCTGTCGGTTCTTCAGATACCACAGATTTAAGTTCTTCTTCTTCATCCAACTCTGACTGCATTTCTTCAAGGATTTTGGTTTTCGCTTCATACTCCTCTCTAGACTTTACCAGATCTCCAATTTTACTAAGAGGACCACCCCTGGTGATAGAGCCTATCACACTCGCACCCCTCGTTAAATTAGTCAGACCAGGCAATTTTAATTTTGGAATTGCCCGAACATCAAGAATCTCTGGCTTTGTGAAGACATTGTCAAGTGGATATTCCTTCTCAAATTCAACCAGGATAGTTGTTGGCACAGCTGGTGATTGTTCAATGAGACGGTCGTATTCAGTCTTACAATTGTTTACGAAATCTAAGCCATCAGAGTTTCGTTCTTCACGCGCAAGAGCCATCGTGAGACGAATGTTTCTGGAGAGGAGACCATAGGACAGAGCTGCCGCCTTGTGATTCTCCATCAATTCGTTAATTTTAAGGAATTGCATGATCGTAGCAACCAAACCAGCGATAAGATTCAAACCACCAATCACAGATGGAACCATACCACGAACCGATTCTGGGAATTGTTCCTGAGCAAAGTTTGCTGTACCAGTGAGAGTTGATAGCACAATAACAGGTAAAGTAAAACGCATACTCAATCGCTTGTACATAAGAAATGCCCTGTGGTGCATGTATCTGTAACACCCCGCGGCTTCACCCCACTGTCTTAAAATGGTTTCGTGTTGGTCATTCCAACTATCGCGTCGGTGCTCAAGTTCTTTCTGCTTCATTATTTGTTCGTCAAAAATTTCTGCACTCATGTTATAATAGATGAACATAATATTCTTGATTCATCTTGTGTTTCTCATCGGTATCCTTGTAGTTCCTTTTACGAATGACCGCAGGAACTTGGAGTTCTATTCTATACTTATACCATTTTTGTTCTATCACTGGTCAGTTAATGATGATACATGTGCTCTCACACAGGCTGAGATGTACGTGACGGGTCAAAATAAGGAGGAGACATTCATGCACCGTGTTGTTAGTCCCATATACAAGATGGAAGATAACGATATAAATAACTTGACGAAGACTGTTTTCTTCTT